TCGTATAGGTGATAGCGAAGCCGCCCCTTCCGATTCTATCATTGTGGAGGCCGCAGCCGTTGGCATTTGGATTGCTCCACCTTCGGCAAGGTTCGAGTCCATCCGTGCCTTGATCGCTGCCCTTTGATCGGCCCCGCCTTTTGCGACAACCCGCCAAGCAAAACGAGCGAGGGCACGTGTAATGGTAGCCCAGTTAGACAGGAACTCGTTGTATGCCCTCGCCCAATCGTGTGCTGAGTACAGTTCGGAAACGCCGAATCGCTGCCCGTTCAAGGCGTTAACCTTGACATGGTAGATGGGCGTTGACCAGTCGATTTCCATTCCCTCGTAAGTCGTGTCCTTTTGAGCCGGTCGGTATTGCCAGTCAGGGTAGAGCGTGCCTTTCGTATCAAGCTCCCCAATAGGATTCCCGAGATGGTCAACTTTGAGGGCTTTCTTGCGGACGTAGAACCACGGATCTTTGGCATCTTCCGGGTTCGATATGATGTCCGCAATCTCCGTGAAAGGCACGGTCCTGATTCGGGTCAAGCCTTCCTCATTCCCGAAGAACATGAAGAATAGATTCGACTCAATCTGAAGGTCGGTTTCCCGCGCACTCATCGAGAGATGCCGGGTGAGTTCCGCCTTGTTCTTTTCGTCATCCAAGAACGCTTGCACGATCTGGTCAATCAGTGGGTGCGCACCTTGGATGGTTACTCCCTGCCCGAAAACATAGGAAGTCTTCAGGTCAACCGCGCGTTTGATGAGAGGATTCTTCAGATAGAAGATTCTCGATAACCTGGTGATCGTTCGGATGGCGGCTCGTGAGAACTCAACATCGCCGAAGCCAGAAAGCTTCTCCCAACCTACGTCCTCCATGTCAAGCTCAAGCTCTGCGATTCTTTCCGAGAACTCAAAAGCCATACTCTGTAGCTGTTCTGTGAGCGATTCCGTAGTCACTTCTTGGATTTCGGATTCGGCGAGTTTTCCTTCAGCCATCGGCTACCACCCCTTCAACTGATAACCTATGACTACACCCGAACGTGCTAAATAGCAAGTCCACGGCATTACCTCACCATGGACTTGCGCTTGCTTGTCTCAGAACAGAACCGGAGTTCCGTCAGTCGAGCGGATACCCGAAGATAATCACCCGCGCTCCGTCTGCTACAGTAGCGGGTGCCGGGAGTTGAATCTGTTTGGTCGAATCAACCATCTGCCCAGCAACCTTCGTGAGGATGATCTTGAACAGCGGCTTGCCTCGTTCGGCCAAAGCGGAGATCTTGCGCTCCACTTCCTTGTCGACAGCTTCCGTAATGTCGGATGTGAGGTCGCCCGGTGAGACTGCAACCGGAGCCGCCTTCTGCTTCGTTCGGATCGTTTTCTTCAACTCCTCGATTGTCTCAGACTTCTCCTTCAATGCTGCCTGAAGCTGTGCCTTCGTTCGTTTGTCATTTGCCATTAGTCTTTCACCTCCTCAACGAGAAATGCCTCGATATGTACTTTCGCTCCTTCTGGAATCAGGCTAGTTCCTTTTGGCTTCAGCCTGTCGATCAAGTTCTTGCCGCGAAGGAATCCGCCCACGACATGTAGCTCAAGCTCGAACAGCGGCTTGCGTATGTTCATGTAGAGATTCGATGGTTTTGGAGGATTCTTATCGGGTTGATTCGTTTTTTGTTTCTTACTCATGTCAACTCTCCTTGGTGGAACGGCAACGGTGGTTCGATCATCTTTTGCAGTCTGTCTCGATACGCTCGTGTGAGCAAACGCCGTTCGTCAGAGTCGATGTCGAACTTCATCTTGCCCAGCATCTCGATCGTCAACTCAAGCTCCCATGCCGTCAGCGCCACCTTGTGATTCCGCGCATCCGAGATGTCTATGCTCTCCGTCTTTCCACTAGCTTTTGCCATCAGTTTCTCCTTTGCTCACACAACAGCGCTTGTACTTCTTGCCGGATCCACACGGGCATGGATCGTTGCGTTTTGGGACATCGGTTTTGAGGAGAGGCTTCGAGCTAGGATAGAACGTTCGGCCCTTGAGCAGTTCCCAATTCTTTGTTGCCTTCTTCGATGGTCCTTTCTTTTTCCGTGTTATCTGAGCCTGCCTTCTGCGCCTAGCCCGAATCTCAGTCATCAGCCCTCCTTACCTCTTGCCTTTTCGTCCTCCACTAGGTTTCGCGCAACCTCCGCGTCCTGTGTTGCCAGAGCCTCCACCGCTTCCGTCTTTCTTGGGAGTTCCTTTCGTAGCCATGTTCACCTCCTAGTATTTCGAGATCGCTTGCGGGTCGTCGTAGACCATGATTCGATCGTCAAGATCACCGGGTGCGCCTTCGAGCGTGTAGAGGACATACCTCAAGCAGTCAGGCAAGTGATCGTCAATCTTGATAGGATTCTCCTTGGCTATGTTTCCAGTCACCACGTCAGTAGGGAAGCTGTACTTTTCCATCTGATCCACGAAGTTCGGAGCGCTACCTCGCAACACCTTGAGCCTTCCCGACTTGACGATCTCTCCGACCTTCGAGACACCGGCCATCACTTCATTCGCGCCTCGATACAACGGCCAGATTCCATGCTGCCGAAGTTCATTTACGTCAGCGATTCTCGCCGGGTCATAGATGTGGCCAACGAGCGTTCCCTTGAGTCTGTCGGATATTTCCTTGGCGTGTTCCTTCGCCGTTCTTAGGTAGTCAACGAAGTAGTCGCTGTAGACGTAATAGGTGTACCCGTCGAATGCGATGAACAAAGCTCCAAACAGAGTGGAAGGATCAATGCCCACGAAGACCGGCCATTCCTTCGGGATTTCAAACGGTTCAACGAAGAGCGATTCGCCGAAGTCTGGATAGACCAAGCCAAGCGGCTTTTGGAATTGCCCCATGTAACGCATCTTGAAGAGCCAGTCCGGGAGCGTTCGCTTGGCACGGTTCCACTCTGATTTCGGGTATTGCGGATTGTCGATTGAGCGGAATTGGATAACGTCATAGTCGGGATCGCCGCCTTTCCATACCTTGAAGATGTCTTGGTAGTACCAGCCCATATTCGTCGGGTAGCCGGTGAAGAGAATCGGCCCTTCGTTGAGTCCGACACGACTCTGCATTACTGGCCACACGAGAGCTTTCATCTGGCTTGGCTCATCCATCCATGCTGCCATAGCGTGAATCCCCTCAATCCTCAAAGGGTGTTCGGCAGAGCGGAAGTAGATTATGCCTCCAGTCGGCAGGTAATAGAGATTTGCTTGCCCTTGTAATGCTCCTCCAGGGTAGGCACAAGAATATCTCTCACCATTCGATCTGTAGCGCCAGCTACGATGTACTGAGCGCCGTCGCCCAATCCCATGTCGCGGTGTTGCAGTATCTTCTTGGCAAGCCATACCGGACCCCACCACGTCTTGCCGCCTCCGGTCCCCCCGAGCATGGCTATGAATCTGGCTCGACTTTTGAGTGTCTTACTCTGGAACCAGTGTGGGCGTATCTTCCGAAGCTTCTGAGGATCTTTCGTCTTCGGTTTCTGGTGGCGGCTCCGAATCGGTTTCGATGATAATGAGCGGCTGTTTTTCGTCAACGACATGGTGGTACTCCTGTCGGTGTTTCCAATTCTCAGGATCGCGGTTGGTCAGAATACACATCGCAGCGCCAACATCGGGAAGCGAATGCTTCATCACTCGCTCGATCTTGTCCGCAACGAACTCTCCGTTTTCGTCAAGGTGTCCGGTCGCTTTCACTTCTTCGTACTCGAATCCAAGCGCCCGCTTGAGGAGTGACGCGCCTACTTTCTCAATAAGCCGGTCTTCTTCGTCAAGCCATAAGTCATTGAACGCAGGATGCTCATCACGCCAGCGGTAGAGGGTCGCAATATGAACTCCGATTGAGTCAGCGATCTCCTGAATGATGCTGCCTTCCTGCCGGAGTCGAGCGAACTCAGACGGAACCATGACGGCATCCCACTTCGGCTTTCGACCCATCTCAGATCTCCTCGTTACAGAACGGACACCACATTGCCGGTAGGAATCCACTGTGCTTTATTTGCGGGTGCTTCCCGAACCATCCAACTACGATCGGCCCTGCAGAATCGCCCGGTGATACCGGCGTCCACTCAAGTCCATCCCTGTGTTCGCTAATCGCCTTGAATAGCTCGTCACAACAGATTCTCTTCATCTCGGAAGCACCCCGGTTCGATCCCACAACGCATTGATTCGCTTGATGTCTTTGTGGCTTCTCCGCTTGGGATTCATTCGCGGCGGTTTCTCCCTGCTTTTGTCGAGCTCTTGAGGAGTCGGGTCCAACGCAGACAGGTTGATTCCTGTCGGCCCCTGGCGCAGATCAATAGGCGCTCTCCTTGATGCCGCAGACCATTCGCCCATGCTTCTTCCGTTGGATGCCATTAGTTCAGGCTCGCAAGATGTTTCATTCCGAGAAGAACCTTTGGCTCGGTGAATGGCCCAACCGGAAGTATCATCTGTTGCATCGAATTGTCAGCGCCCATCCAAACGAACGCCACGGTCGATTGTTCCGGCAGTTCCTTGATGTGCCAAGATACCGGGAAGATCTTCACCCCTTCATCC